AGGAAATGTTCCCGGATGCGTACGATCTGCTGTACACCGAGGAGCGTCTACGGCGCGGCCTGCCGGTCGTCCCGAAGCCGGGAACCACGACTTCCGCACCTGGCACCGCCTACGCTGCCGCGACCAACGGAGGGTCCAGTGGGTCTGCGTCGACGTGACAGCCAGTTCGGGAAGAACACCTTCGAGGTGAAGCGCGGCTCCGGTGATGCCGAGCGCACCGAGACGTTCGCCGCCCGGACCATCGACGTCGCCGACCCGCACGACGGTCAGTACCTGCGTTCGGTGCAGGCGATCGGCAAGCCGCGAGCCGACCGTTCGTGGCGCTGGTTCGACCAGATCGGTGAGGTCCACTACGCGGTGACCCGCGGTGAGCGCGTCGCCGGCTACACGAAGCTGGCCGCCCACTACCTGAACGCCGACGGTTCGATCGGCAAGAAGCTGGGGCCGACGTCGCTGGCTGCCCGGACCGTGAAGATGATGCAGTCCCCGTACGGCGGACGGCGCGGCTTCGTCGAGCGCTTCATCGAGATGATGAAGGTCCCAGGCGAGACGTACCTGATCCGCTGCCGTGACGGCAACGACGGGACCGGCAACGTCATCGGCTACGACTGGTGCTCGTCCGCCGAGCTCAACCTCCAGGGCTACTCGATCGGCGACGTCCGCCGGCGCAGTCCGAAGGACGAGATCAAGCGGGTCGTCGTCCCGGCCTCGTCCGGTCAGCCGGCGATGGAAGCCGTCGTCGCGCCGAAGGACTTCATCGGTCGAGTGTGGCGGCCGGGCGGGCAGTTCATCGAGATCGCCGACTCGCCGATGCAGGCCCTCGATACCGAGTGCGAACTGCTGTGGCTCCTCACCCAGCAGCTCAAGGGCAAGCTGAACAACCGCCTGGCGCTGAACGGCCTGATGATCTTCTCGAAGGAGATCACCGACGTCCACACCACCGCCCCCTCCGGCGACGGGAACAAGGCGCACACGAACAAGGTCATCGACCAGATGATCAAGGCGATGCGAGCCAACGTCCTCAACCCGGACAAGCCGGAGTCGGCAATGCCGATCATCCTCCAGGCGAACCAGGGCAACAACAATCTGAAGCCCGAGGAGATGGTCGCGCTCATCACGACCGACCGGGAGATCTACGAGACCGACATGCGTCTCCGCGACGACATGGTCACCCGTCTCCTCCACGGCCTCGACGTCCAGCCGCAGCAGGTGCGCGGCATGGGTGAGTCGAACCACTGGTCCTCGTGGGCGGTCTCCGACGACGAGCGCCGCGTCAGCATCCAGCCGGACATCGAGACGATGTGCTGGGCGCTCACCCGCCTCGTCCTCCACGCCGAGCTCACCGCCGCCGGCCAGAATCCCACCGAGATCGCACGGACGGTCGTCTGGTATGACCTGACCGACGCGAACGTGAAGACGAACCTCGCCGAGGACTCCCGCCAGATGCGTGACCGCGAACTGGTCGGCGAGGAAGCGGCCCGCCGCATGTCCGGCCTCGAGGAGACCGACGCCCCTGACGTCGCCGACCGCATCCGCATGGCCGGCCAGAAGACCGGCAACCCGTACCTGGCCCTGTTCGGCCTCGATCTCCCCAAGGAGTTCGACTGGGACGAGGTCGAACGGTTCATGGGCAAGAAGTCCGGCCCCGACGGTCAAGGCGACGCCGACCCGTCCGAGTCCGGTCCGTCGAAGGGCGCGCCCGACAAGCCGAAGGCCACCGCCACCCCGATCAAGAAGGCTTCGTAGGAGGAACCACCGTGATCAAGACGCTGGGCAAGATGCCCACCACGCTTCCGAGCGGCATGTTCGTCGCCGTCAACTTCCCGGTCCTGGCGCTGATGGACAAGACCACCGGCGACCATCGGCGCCTGGCGTCGGAGGGCGGCAGTGCGCGCGAGACGCCGTCGAAGACGTGGTCGATCTCCGCCCAGTTCCAGAAGAACTGGGGCCACGACGGCGCCGACCTGTCGGGCGCGCTGTACGAGATGACGTTCGACGACGAGACCGGCATCGTGTCGGGCCGCGGCTTCCTGCTCGACGATGAGTTCGGTCGCCGGCACGCTTTCGCGATCAAGACCGGGGCGATGGCCGGCAACAGTGTCGGGCTCGCCGAGGTCAGCGCACGGTTCGTCGAGGACCTCACCACCGGCGAATACTGGGTGGAGTTCACGAAGTGGAACGTCGCCGACACGACGGGCGTGATGACGCCGGCGTTCTTCGAGGCGTACGCCGAGATCGACGACGACATCACCGCCGCCTTCGAGGGCTTCGACCCGATGGAGGAGCTGGTCGCCTCGTGCACCGAGTTCACCATCCACGTCCCCGAGCCGACCGACGAGGTCGCCGAGTTGCTCGCCTCGAACACCGGGATCGTCCAGCGCTACGACGACTTCTTCCGGCCTGAGCCCGACCAGCCGACGAAGATCGTCGTCACCGCCGACGGCAAGGTCTACGGCCACGCCTGCACCTGGGACTCCCTGCACGACTCGATGGCTGGCATGATCCGCCCGCCACGGCCGTACGACGGGTACGCCTCGTTCAACAAGCCCGGCGTGCTCACCGAGCGCGGCATCGTCCCGACCGGCCCGATCTTCGCCTACGGCGGCCACAAGCGCGGCCCCGACCTCGACGTCGCCTACGGCGGGATCGAGAACGCGTGGGCCGACGTCCGTGTCGTCGAAGGCCGGTTCGGTCCGTGGCTGTCCGGTGTCGTCCGTCCTGGCGTGTCCGAGGAGACGATCTACGCCGCTCGCGCCTCGCGCATCTCCGGCCACTGGATCAAGGGCGCGCTGCGAGCGATCGTGTCGTGCAGTGTCGAGGCGTTCAACGTCAACGGCCCCGACGCCGAAGTCCTCGATCTGGCCGCCGGCTACGCCTGGTCGCTCGGCGAGGACGGCGAAGTCCTGGAGCTCGTCGCCTCGTTCGACTGGACGGAGCCCGAGCCGAAGCCGACCACGGGCCTGAACATCAACATGCCGCACGGCGTGGATGCCGCCGAGTTCACGGCTCGCGTGCTGGCGAAGATGACCGGCCTCAACTCGTGGAGCTCGAAGCCGGCCGCCGACGAGAAGATCGACGAACTGGAGCCGTCCACCTCGAGCGACGTCGACAGCACGGTGATCGAAGCGACGTCGCAGGTGTCCGACGACGAGCTGCTCGCCCTCCTCCTGGCCTCCGACTGACGTCGGGGTCGTAGACCAGACCCGCACCCCCCTGCAATCATCCCGACCCACACACCGGCCAAGGAGACGACAATGCCGCCCATCGTGCCCGAGAACCTGAGCGAGCTCACCGCAGCGGCGGCCACTCAGCTCGTCAAGGACATCCGCACCTACGCCATCGGCGTGCTGAGTGCTGCCGACTCCGACGAGGCCACTCGCGCGGAGGCCCGTGAGCTGACCGCCAAGATCCCGGCGATCGAGCGTGCCGGCGCCGACGCGGCGCTCGCTGCGCAGCTCGCCGCCGACGACGCTGCCGCCGAAGTCGTCCCCGAGGTCGAGGTCGTTCCGGCCGCCGAGATCGAGGTCGTCGAGCCGGCCGCCCCCGAGCTCAGCACCACCCCGGTCCCGACCACGATCGGCGTGCAGGCGGCCCCCGCCTCCACCTCGGGCGTGCCGACCGGCACCGACATGCTCGCCCAGTTCCGTTCGATGGGCACGCTCGCCGACAAGCGGGCCGGTTCCGGCTTCGAGTCGTGGGCCGAGCTCAGCCAGGGGATGCTCACCCTCGGCGAGTCGATCACCCCGGGCGCCGGCAAGAAGTTCGAGCTGGCCCGGATGTACGGCAACTTCGACGAAGATCACACGATCGACACCGAGCAGAAGCTGTTCAACCTCAGCCGGATGGACCCCGCCGAGATCCAGGCGGCGTTCTGCCCGCCGGCCACGCCGTACTACGGCCTGTCCTGCGGGAACACGATGCGCCGCCCGGTCGACGCTTCGCTGACCTCGTTCGCCGCCCCCCGCGGCCGGGTCAGCATCCCGTCGTCCCCGACGCTGTCGGCGATCACCGCCCAGTACCCGGGCGCCGGCTACGGCCAGTGGACGATCGACGACGACGCCGACGCGAACGCCACCAAGGAGTGCGCCGTCGTCACCTGCAACGACTGGGACGACTTCGAGATGTACGCCGTGTGGCGC